ATTGGGCCGGCGACACCGCCGGGACTAGACGACGCCCATAACCCGGGCGTAGCTTCCCGAAAGAACCGCCACCCGAGGCCCGGATAACCGGCCACCCCGTCCCCGAACGGCCACCCCGGTATCTGACAGAAAGTGGGCAACTCGCCACCCGGTCGTGACCACTCCGACCTACCCACAAGGGGGTGGCGGGAAATGGGTTCCTACCTAGACCGCCTAAACGCTCAGTACGACGAGGCCCGAACGGGAATCGAAGCAATCGTGAACCGCGCGGCCGACGAGGACCGGGACGTGACCGAGGCCGAACAGGCCACGGTGGACCGGGCCAAGGACCGCCTTGGTGAGCTTCAGTCCGCCATTGCGCATTACTCCGAAATTGAAACCAACGCCGGGAAGGTTGCCGACATTCGGCGCATGGTTCCGGCCGCCACCACCACCCGGACCGCCTCGCCTGGCGAACCGGAATACGACGTGGCCCGGGAATTCCCCACCGCCGGGGACTACGCGGTGACCGTCCACCGGGCGATGATGCACAAGGACCCCGAGGCCGTGGCCAAGCTTGACCGGGCCACCGCCCACCAACTTTTGGCCGATAACCCGGGGATCATTCCCCGGCCCGTCCTCGGTGGGGTCCTCGGTGTTCTCGACACCGGACGGCCGTTCATTAACTCCATTACGACCCGGCCACTCCCGGCGGGATCGTTCGACCGACCCGTTATCACCCAACACGTGGCGGTGGATAAGCAGGCGGCAGAAAAGACACTGACCGCTAGTCAGAAAATGCTTATCGGGAAGATTCCCGTTGCGGCCGACACGTTCGCGGGCCACCTCAACATTTCCCGGCAGGACATTAAGTGGACCTCGCCTGGAATTCTCCAAATCGTGTTCGAGGATTTCGCGGCGGTCTACGCCAACGCCACCGACAACGAGGCGTGCGAGGATTTCGCGGCCTCGGTGGTGAACACCGCCCCGATTGCCACGTGGGACGCGGCCGGAATTTTCGACGCCGTGTTTACGGCCGCTGCCGACGCCATGGCCGTGGCGGCCAACACCGCCCCGGACACCGTGTGGGTTTCCCCGGACGTGTGGGGCCGCCTCGGTGGACTCACCACCTCGGAATCCCCCCTGTTCCCCGGAATCAACCCCGGGGGCGGTTCGGCACCTATCGGTATGCGCCTCGTGGTGGATAAGAATTTCCCGGCCGCCACCATGATTCAGGGCCCGTCCCGTTACGCCGAGTGGTACGAGGACGTGGACGGCCTTATGCAAGTTGGGGAACCCGACGTGTTGGGGCAGCTAGTCGGATATGCCGGGTTCGGCGCATTCGTCAACGTCCTGCCGGACGCTTACGTCAAGTTCACCGTTCCGGCCCCGGTTTAGGCCGATACCCCAATGGCCGGCGAACCCCCCACCACGTTGGACCTAGCCACGGTCCGCGCGTATATCCGTGTGCCCGCCACGTCGTTATCCGACGAGGATTTGCAACGGATGATTGACGGGTGTTCGGCCGACCAATGGGCCCGGTGTGAGTGGGACCCGGCCACCTACCCCGACGCATTGGGGCAAGCGTTATTGCGTCGGGTCCAACGGGAGGTTGCCGCGCGTAACCTCCCGTTGGGAATGGTCGGAATGGACGCGGCCGAATACGGGCCCACCCGACTCCCCGACGTGGACTCGTTGGTGATCGAACATGAACGGGCCTACCGGCGGGTGGTGTTGTCGTGAGCTTGGCCCGCCCCGTGGCCGAGTTTCACAACCCGGCCACCCGGCCCGGGGCCACCCGCCAATTGATCGTGGACACGCTAAACGGAATTGCGGGCCTCACCGGGTACACCTCGGCCCCCGATTCCGCCACGGCCGGGGCCGCCTGGCCACGGTGGATTCAATCCACCTACGACGGCCCCATGTGCACATTGGCAAACGACCAATACGACGTGTTGGTGACCCTCCCGGCCGATTACGCCCAAAAGACAATTGACGACGGGGACGGATTCCGGGACGTGGTGGGTTTGGCGTTGGTCAAGCTCGGCCGGGTGGCGTACGCCGAACCGGTGTCCATTGCATTTGCCGACCGTCAAACAATGCCGGGACTCCGGTTCCGATTAGAAACGAGGTAACCATGACCGTAACCGAACCGGAAACCTTCCCCCTCGGCCCCGGGACTCTCAACATTGGGTTGACCGGAACCGAAATTGACGTGTCCTGTTTGGTCAACAACGCGGTGATTTCGGCCGATAAGAACCAAGGGGATTCCACCACCAAGCTATGCGGAACCGTCAAGCCTGGCGCGGTGACCTACGACTATTCGTTGGCCGGGAACATGGACACCGACGTGGCCGACGCTGCCGGATTCTTTGCCCTGTCCCAACAGCAGGCGGGACAGGAATTGGCCTACTCGTTCATGCCGTCCACCGACGCCGGGACCGAGGCCGTGGGAACCCTCATCGTGGACCCGTTGGATTTCGGTGGCGACACCACCGGGGAAACCATGACGAGTGATTTTGAATTCTCGTTGGTCGGGGCACCCACCTACACATTCCCGGCCGGGCCGTAATGACCCAAACCCACGTGGAGGGGGCCGAGGCGTTGGCCTCGTCCCTCAACCGCGTGGCCGGGGAGCTTGACGACCTCACGGCCGCCGGGACCAAGGCAGGACAGGCCGTCAAGGTGCGGGCCGCCCACGGGGCACCCGTGAACACCGGGGCGTTGGCGCGGTCGGTTTATGCCGAGGCGTCCGGGACCGAGGTGGTGGTGGGGGCCCGGGCCCCGTACGCCGGATTTCAGGAATACGGGACCGTTACCACCCCCGCGTCCCCCTATCTACGGCCCGCCCTGGAAGCGTCCACAACCGAAATCGTGGCCGCCTACACCGAGGAAATCCAAACCAAGTTGGAGACAGTCAAGGGGGCGTAATGAATGAGGTTCGATTGGTGGCCCCCCGGGTCCTCGTGATCCGGGACGGTGAGGAACCCCTAGAGGTGCAAACCGATAACCGGGACCTGTTGGCGTGGGAAAAAACGAGGGTCCGCCACAAGTGGCCCAAGTTTGACGAGGCCCCATTTCAGTGGCTCACGTTCCTAGCGTGGTCCGCCGCGCGGCGGTCCGGGCAGCTAGAGAACGGCCTCACGTACGAGAAATGGGAGGGGTCCGTTTTGTCGGTGCGGGACACGGCATCCATGGAGGACAACGACGAGTTAGGCACCCCTACCGAGTCGGCACCCGCCACCGACTAATCGTAGAAATAGCGGTGGCCACCAACACGGCCCCCGCGCAATGGCGGGACGAGGACGACGAGGTGTTAGCCACCGTCGTGGACGTACTCAACAAACAGGCATCGGAGGTGAGGAAGCGTGGCCGCCACCGCTGACCTTATCGTCCGGGTTGTCGCGGACACCGCCTCGGCCGCCGCCGGGTTGGGCAAGGTTTCCGACGAAACGTCCAAGTTCCAATCCGGCGTGAAAAAGGCCGCCCTACCTGCCGCCGCTGCCCTAGCTGCCCTCGGGGCCGCCGCTGTTTCCGCCGGTAACGCGGCGGCCGACGACGCGCGGGCCGCTGCCGTTTTGGCCCAAGGGTTGAAAAACAGTACGGGGGCCACCGACGACCAAATCGCGTCCACCGAAAAATACATAGATTCCATGGCCAAGGCCACGGGCATTGCCGACGACCAACTACGGCCGGCGATGGCCGCCCTAGCGCGCGGGTCCGGGGACGTAGGTAAAGCTCAGGACGATTTGGCCGTGGCCATGGACACCTCGGTGGCCACCGGAAAGGACCTCCAATCCATATCCGAGGCCATCGGTAAGGCGTATGGCGGAAACACCGCCTCACTGAAAAAGCTAGTTCCCACGTTGGACGACGCCACGTTGGCGTCCGGGGATATGTCGGCCATCATGGCCGAATTGGCCGACGCCACCGGGGGTTCCGCCGCTGCCGCTGCCGATACGGCCGCCGGAAAAATGGAACGCATGCAAGTGGCCATGGGTGAAGCTCAGGAAGAAATCGGGGCCGCCCTACTCCCGGTCCTTTCCACGTTGGCCACCGTGTTGGCCTCGGTGGCCGGGTGGGCCCAAGCTCACCCCCAAATTTTCATGGCCATTGCCGTGGCTATCGGTGTCCTGGCGGCCGCCATCGTCGTGTTAAACGTGGCCCTCACCGTCATGGCCATTGCCGAGGCCGTGGCCTTGGGTCCCATCCTTTTGATCGTGGCCGCCGTGATTGCCCTCATCGTCGTGGTGGTCCTCATCGTTAAGCATTTCGACACGTTGAAAGCTGCCGGGATTGCCGCGTGGCAGGCCATCCAACAGGCCGCCGCCACCGTGTGGAACGCCATTAAAACGGGTGCCTCGGCCGTCCTGGCGTTCATCCTCTCCATGTGGGACGGGATCAAATCCGGGTTCACGGCCATGTTTAATTGGATCAAATCCAATTGGGTTACGATCCTCGCCATTCTCACCGGGCCCATCGGCATTGCCGTGGCCCTCATCGTGAGGAATTGGGACAAAATCCAAGACGCGTTCCGCACCGTTACCAATTTCATCGGCAACGTGTGGGACTCCACCATTTCGGGTTTGAAATCTGCCGTGAGTGGTTTGGGGGCCATCCTGTCCGCCCCGTTCGACGCCATGAAATCGGCCATCCAATGGGTGATTGACAAGGTGGAGTCCCTAATCGGGGCCCTGTCCCGTATCCATGTGCCCAAGATTGACCTACCGGGGCCGTTGAGCTTGGGCGGGTCGGCGTCCGCCACCAATCCGTCGTCCGCCCGAGTGGCGGCCCCCGGGGTGCCGATGGCGCGCGCCACGTCGTCGTCCTCGGGGGCCGTCGTTATCAACGTCACCGGGGCGTTGGACCCCGAGGCGGTGGCCCGGCAGATTCGGCGAATCCTCGCGGGTCACGACCGACGCATGGGGTTGACCCCATGACCGTAGGAACCCACGTCGTGAAGCTGTTTAGGAACCCGGTCCCGTTCGGGTCGGTCCTCAACACCAACCCGGCCATGACCTCCAACGTGATCGGGTGGGGCCCGGCCCCGTTCGAAATCGCCCCGGTGTGGTCGGCCGATGGGTGGGCCGAGAACCCACGCGGCGGGTCCCTCACCCGGGTTAACACCGACGCCAACCCGACGTTGCGCAACCTCGCGGACACGATCTACCGGGTACGGGTCCGAATCACCACCAAGGTGTCGGCCACGATCCGGTGGGGGATCACCATTGGCCGGACCGTCAACGCCGTGTCCGGGGGTGAGTTTTTCTCGTCCGGGGCCGGTAAGGACTACCTGTCCCCGGGCGGGGTGACCTACCCCGCCGGGACCTACGACCTGTCCGGGGATTTCCTCGTTCCCGCGTCACAGGACCCCACCATGATCTACGTGGGGCCCCGGGTGATTACCCCCTACCGGGCCGACACCTCGGCCGGGCCCAACCGGGTGGACTACTTGGAACTTTTGGCCATGTCCCCCTCGGACGTGGTGGACATTTCGTGTCTGTTGGACCAAGTGTCAATCCGCCACGGGCGGTCCGACACCACCTCCCAACCGGACCCGTCGTCGGCAACGTTGGACCTCGCCTGGAAATCCACCGAGGACTCGTTGCCCGCGTTGGCCGAGGTGGGCAGCTACGTGGAGGTGGCCACCGTGATTCCGGCCGGGGCCCGGGTCCGTTTCTTTGGTCGGATCACCGACCTAGCCACCGGGTGGGACGAGGCCGAGGCGGACACCCCGTACACCGAACAGGCCCAACTTACGGCCGTGGCCACCATGTCCGACCTCGGCCGGCGAGTGGTCGGGGACGCCCCGTGGCCGTTGGAGAACGACGCCCAACGCGTGGCCCGGGTGGCGGCCCTCGCGGGTATGCCGTTGTCGTTGTGGACCTCCGACCCGGGGACCGTTTCTATCCGGGCCCGGGACGTGGACTCCCAACCGGCGTTGTCCGTCATGCGCGAAACGGCCGTGTCCGGCCTCGGCATGGTGTGGCAATCCAAGGACGGGGAATTGCGTTACTCCGACTCGGGGCACCGGGCCCGCGTTGCCGTGGGGTTGGAGTTGGACGCGTGTGACGTGTTGGTGTCCCCCACGTGGGTCCGCAACCTTGACGGCCTCACCAATGAGGTGGCCATCGGATACGGGAGTGGGTCCGGTGGATCACAACCCCGGTACACCGCCACCAACCTAAGCTCCCAAACCAAGTGGGGCCGGTACGCGTTCACCACCGACACGTTGTTGGCCGCCCTGGCAGACGCCACCGCCATGGGGGACCTACTCATGCGGCGGAACTACGAACCGGTGTGGGTCCTCTCGGCCATCCCGCTATCGGTGGAGGACCTGACCGACACCGAAACGGACCGCCTGTTGTCGTTGGACCTCAACGACCTAGTGCACATTGCGAACCTTCCCGCCATCGGGTCGGCACCGACCGACCTCTACGGGTGGGTGGAGGGGTGGACCGAAACCCTGTCCTTTGGCGTCCACGACATGGAGTTGGCGTTGTCCGGGTATTGCCGGACCTCGGCCATGGTCCGGTGGGACGACCCCACCACCATGACGTGGAACACCGCCCCCGCCGGGCAAACGTGGGACCAAAGCTATTGCGTGGGCTACCCCGGCCCGGGCGTCGGCCGGTGGGACGACACCCCCACGAGTCTCCGATGGGACCAAGTGTTGCCCGCCACCACGTGGGACACGTGGACCCAACCAACCGCCATGGACGAGGTGGCCTAGCTATGCCCTCAACGACACCACAAGGCGTCCCGTACCCCCTCGGAACCGACCGGGTGGCGGACGGGGACAACGTGATTCAATCCCTAGCCACGTGGGTGGATTCGGCCTTTTGTTCCGGGTCCGCCTACACGACTGACACGGGCCCCGGCGTGGGCGGGACGATGTGGTTCAACTCGTCCCCGTACGCGCTACACGGTGGGTGTGCCGTTGGTGGCACGTTCCCCCTAACGGGAATCATGGTCCCCCGTAAAGGTTGGTACCACGTCCAAGCGGTGGGGGCCATCCGCGCGTCCACCGCCGGGAACGTGGGCCGCCTGTTCATCGGGGACGGGACCAACGTGTGGTGCGAGGGCACCATGCCCATTTCGTTGGCCAATTGGGACCACGTAGTGACTTGTATGACCGTGGTCCAACTACCCGCCGGGACCGTCGTTAAGTGGGGCCTGACCTCCAACGGTTCTCAGGCCGTGGGTATCTACGGCAACGCCAATAAGAACTCGTTGCATGTCCGCCTACTCGTCCCCCTGCCGTGAGGTGGTGACCGATGCCCTCAACCACGCCCGTTTCCAAGCTGCCGTACCCGTTGGGAACCGACCTGTTGGCCGATGGCGACAACGCCATAGCGAACCTAGCCACCGCGTTGGACGGGTCCGCGTGGGCGGCCCTCACCCCGGTGGCCCCGTTCTCGGGACAACTTTGGTGGGCCCGGCGTTCCAACGTGGTGTTTGTGAATCTCAACCTCGGGTCCACCGCCGGGACTAGCAACGGCCAACTAATCACCACGCTGCCGTCCATGGGTTATCCGTCCATCCCGGCCGGCGGGGCCATCCTGCTGTTTGCCGGGCAGGCGGGTGGCCTGATTCGAACCGTCTACGTGGAGGTAACGGGGGCAATCAAGGCGGGCGAGGGGTGGGCCAACACCAACCCGTTTTGGGGGACGTTCTCGTTCCCGGCCGCCAACCCGCAACCGTAAGAAAGGGGACCACCGACCATGGGCTACCTAACCCAATCCGCCATCCATTCCAACGTGGCCATGTTCAACCGCATGGCCCAAGCTGCCGCCACCGAGGACTACACCACCCCGGACGTGTGGGCGTCCGTCCATGCCCGGACGTGGGCGGCCTCGCCCGGGTGGGACGCGGCGTGGGAGTCCGCGTTGGTGGCCCACGAGGCGGACCCGGACTACGACCCGGGTACCGACGAGGCGGTGATTACGGACGCCATGATCCTGTCCGAAACCCAAGCCATCGGGGACACCGAGGCACCCGAGGCACCAACACCCACGACACCAACACCATTGGAGGCACCATGACCCACCGCCACGAGGAACGGACCGAGGTGGAGGAAACCACCGAGGAAACCACCGTGACCCCGCCCACCGAGGTGGAGGACCCCACCCCGACCGAACCCGACGCGGCCGGCGAGGCCGACGACGACGAGGGGGCCGACGATGCCACGACCCCGTAAGCCACGACCCGACGTTGGCGGGGACAAGGCCGTCCCGGTCACCGAATCGGACAACCCGTGGGCCGACAAGGACGAGGCCGACGACGAGGCAGCTACCCCGGACCGGTCGGCCATGGCCGGACGTGAGAACACCGAGGGGTGACCCGTGGTTACCCCGGTCCCCGACTACCCCGACGTAGACACCCCGTACGGCCGACGTGGGCCCTATTGGTCATGCGACGAGGACTCACACGGGAACGGGATTCACACCGGGGCAGATTTCGGGGCACCGGTCGGGGCCAACGTGGTGGCAGCTAGGCCCGGTCGGTTGGTGTGGACCAACCACGGGTCCGCCTTTGGCAACCACCAAGTGGAGGTGCGTTGCAACGACGGCACCCGGGATTTCTACGCCCACATGTCCGGGCGGGTGGAGGCCGGGAACGTCGTGGCCGGGCAACGGATTGGATCGGTGGGGGCCGAGGGAAACGTGACCGGTCCCCACCTCCATTTTGAACGCCACGCCACCACCGATGGGCCTTGGTCCTGTTCGGTGGTCCGGGACCCCACACCGTCCATTGAATGGGAGGACGACGAAATGACCGAGGA